TGCCGACGTTCCGGTCTGGACTCATACCAGAACCCCACGGTCTTTTCTGGAGTGCCATCCGATGTGGTGAAGTACACCCGATCCGCACCCGACACGAGGAGCTGTTGTTCCAACTGAGCCCAGTAATGAGCATCGATGTCACCATTACTGATGGCCTTGGCCAGATCTTCGTTCCACAGCTTGTTTTCCCATGCCAAGGTTTCATCCATGGTCAGACCGTCAAAGCTGGCCAGCAAATTCAAGCCATCCACTTCAGTGGTGCCGGTGACAGGAAACAGCTCTTGACCCACACGGTCCTCGACAATCGGTCTGGCCAATGCCTCGGCCTGATGACCCTTATCGAATATCGCTTGTTTTGCCGCAGTAATTTCCTCGACGTAGCCGGTGGCCCTCTCCCGAATGAACTTGGCTCTGGTGGTGTGCTTGGACACACCCAGCATGATGGGAGCCTCACTGGCAGTCAGATACTTGGCTCTCAGCTCAAGCCATTCAGGCGAGCCCTGTTGTATTTCATGAGTAATCATTGATCTTCTCCTGCATAGTCCTTGAGCCATTCTTCATTGCTATCCACTTGAGCCTCAGACCCGAGCGCCAGAATGGCGGCTTTCTGGGCTTCCGTAAGGGTGTACTTCGACGACACCATGGCCAGAATCTGTTCTGGCTTTTTCCCTTTGTCCTCAACCAGACTGCGCCAGGCATCGATGTTCTTGAAAAACTGCTCGTCGGTATAGCCAGGTAGCTCTGCTGGTTTATTTTCAGCAATGACCGGGCGCGGCGTGACGTCTTTCTCGGTCGGAATATCCATCACTTCCTCGGCAATCGGCATCCCTCTCAGCACATCCGGGAATACGTCTCTCAGCGCCCAAGACCGTGCCCGCATCTGCATCATCCGTTTGGGGTACTGAGTCCATGGGCCTTGCTTACCAAGCAGACCGGCCTTTTGCGCATCCGACTTGGAGAACACCCTGATCTGCTCAGGCTCCCCACGCCGCTTCACCTTGCATACGGCTTGATCGTCGGTAGTTTCCTCTACGACGTATTCACAGGCAGGGGATGCCTTGACCAAGGCAATGACAGAATCGCCCCACAACGACGGTCTGCCATTGATCACGGCAATGTTTTGCATGGCCTGCATGGGCTGTAACCCAAGCTCGGCTCCCCACTGCACGGCCACCAGAATGTTGCCCGGGTTACCCCCAAATTCCTTGGGGACCAGATTGGACTTGCTCAGCATTTCAGCAAAGCGGAGTGCCTCATCGATGCTCTGGGGAGCCAACGAGAAGGGTGATGATTTTGTCTCAGCGACTGCGTTCATGGTATGTCTCCAATAAAATGGCAAACAAATTATAGCAAAAGAATAGCTGTGCTACTTCATTGTGGTCAAAAAATTATCCAGCCGAATGTGTGAAGGCCACATGAAGCCGGACAAGAAGCCCTCAGACCGGCTCAACATGTAGTCACGCGGCTTGTAAGGCTCCACCAGATAGATGCAGAAGAAGGCCGAATCCAAGACCCGATAAAAATGATTGCCATGACGGATGATGGCGCTTTTTTTGAGGCGCTTGAGGGTGATCAGACGATAGATTTCACGGATTTTCATGGGTGCTCTCGTGTTGCGTGTGGTGTTGGCTGAACGTGAAGGAAAGGTGTGCAAGGTAGCGCTCATATCATCCCCACAACGGAATAAGCCAACAGAACAGCGATGGCGCTGGTGGTCAGAATGCCTAGCAGTGCCTGTTTCAACATGGTCAGTTCTCCGTTTGATCCAGCGGGATTGCTGGGTACGGTTCACATGCTAAAACCTGTATTTGAGGATGTCAATAGCAAAGCTATTAAAACATTGCAGAAGCATTCAAGGAGAATGCTTGGGGGTTTTATCCCCCGTGACGAATGGGCTGATTCTGGGAAGAGTAAGCGACGAATTTATCCACGGACGCCTGGGGTGCCATGGCCTTGAGGATTTCCAGATGGGACTTGTAGTGTGTGTCCACCATGCGAATGATTTCGTCTTGGACGGGCTTGGTCAGCGCATCGAATTTGCGCCACATATCCGCCCGCTCAGGCGTCATCTTGCTCACCAGATCACTGAACGGTGAATTGCTGGAGCTCGCTGCCGCGACCAGCTTATCCAGCTCTGCTTGCAGTCTGGGGCTGAATTTATTGATCGGCACTCCCGCATATGCTGAGAGCTTCAGCGCAAAAGGGAGGTTCATGGGTCGAAGTCCATTCAGCATCTGCTGGACTGCCGCCTGTCCGCCAATCTCGTACTTCTTGCCAAACTCTTTCTGCGAAAGTGGGTGGGTGGTGTTGTGCTTGGCGTCCCTGAAAACGATGGCTCCCAACCGGGCCTCTTCCATTCTGACGTCATCCGGAACAACACTCTTTTTCGTCGATGGTTTCTTTGCTTTCTCTTCGGTCATATGACCTCTCCATTTATGATCGGATTTCAATCGTCCGTTGGAATCCGAAGTGGTCTGAATGCGTTCGCACGCATCCGTGTCTGTATCTGCATCTTGATGTTGACTTTGATGATAGCCTAAGTCAATAGCTGAGCTAATACGTAGAAACACCTATATGGGGCTTTGACGCAGAAAAAAAAGCCGTGCTAGTATTGTCCCCCATGAGCACAAAAGAGAAAGACCACTTCACCAGGCACACCGAGTTCGAGCGGTTGTGCATCGATTTTGGCGGACAGATGGCTATGGCGAAGGCGCTCGGGGTGACTCAAGGCGCGGTCAGCCAATGGATTCGCGGGGAGAAAACCATCAGCCCAAAAATGGCGCTTCGCATCATTGAGTTGGTTGGGCACACCATCACTCCGGAGATGCTGAACCCTGATTTTCCATGGGAAATAGCGCGCAAACTAAGATAGCGGATCATCCCGTGATACGGAAACTCCGTATAATGTACAGAAATCAGATGGCGCAGATTTATCTTATTGACCTCTGATCGATACGATCTATACCTGTAGTGAAAGGATTCCATCACGAATCCACCAGATTGGCGTCTGGACTCGCATGATTACCCTAGGTGGGTCGGTTAAAGCCGTCGAGAGACGGGGCCGTGCGAGCGGTTACGCCAACTTTGACTAGACCCGCCACCAATTACAGTGGGTCGGTTTGTTCAATCCATTCAAGGAGGGAATATGACTCACGTTCTATCTGTCCCCTGTCACAACAGCACTTTGTTTCTGGTTGATCACGAGGGTGAGCCTTGGGTGCCGATTGGACCGATAGTGAAGTGTCTTTCCCTAAATATGAAAGCGGTTTGCGGATGGACTCAATCCATTGACTGGTTGTCGGCTCGAACCATGGTCATTGCCGGCATCGATTCGGTTACCGAGTCGCTATGTGTTCCCTTAAGGAAGCTCTGTGGCTGGCTGATGATGATCGACTCTCGTGTGAGCGTCGGGGCGACCGATAGTGGTGTCGATGACGTGCTATGGAATGCCTGGCAGAAAAAACATCAGATGCCATCATTTCCTTACAGCGGGAGGCTGCTTTTGCATATCGAGGGCGGGCGTATTGGTCTGGCTCAGCAGGTTCCTGATCACTGGCTGGTAGCTCCGCTGGAAGGGTTTCATGAGATTTCAGCCAAGGCTGGGTATCACGTGACCCATCGCTCAATTCATGAGCTGTTGTATGAAGCAAAATTCTGTTGACTCCTCCCCGGCCTAAAGGCGCGGGGATTCCAGTTCCTGCTTCGTAGTGGTCGCTCATGCAACTCCTCCACAGGCAATAACCCGATGTCCTCGGGCCAATACATTGATGGCGCCAACGATTGAAATGCCGAAAATTCAGATGAACATCCGTGTCGATGAAGCTGTCCTTAAGGCGCTGAAGGAAAGGGCGGAGCGGGAAAACAGGACGCTGTCCAATCTCGTCGAGACTTTGCTACGCGAGGCCATCTTGTCCCCGCCCTGAAGGGCGGGGTTTGTCTTTCTGATCAAGAAAAGTTCATGGAGCTTGCCGAGTCGATGATGCAATCCAGTCGCAAGAATGCTGCTCTCAACAACATGGCAGCAAACGCGGAGGAACTTGGCGTGACCTGTGAGCCACATGTAGTGGCTTCTGAGTAGGTTCAACACTACCTGTTGTGGCTCGGGGGAAGTAGCAAAGCTAGTCTTGCAATGAAGTAGCACGAAGGGTATCTTCAATCGTCCGGCGCGATGCCTGACCGCTCAAAAAGCGAAAGCCCCACAGCAGCGAACTGTGAGGCTTTCTATCAACATTGACTAAAAGGGAGTCAACGATGACGTCTGCTAATTATATCACTGAGGGGTGCCAGAAACCCCAGCCCATGGCCGTCAAGCGCTGTGTCGACTGCGGCACAGTCAAGCCGCTCAGCCTGTTCCAGTTCCGCAAAGAGAAAAAGCGGAGTTCTGGCTACTACCACTCCAAGTGTCGGTCCTGTGACCGTGAATACCGAAGAGCTTTCGAGGAGAGAAGGCGCGAGGAGCGTGACTTTCTGAGGCTGCTTTCGGTGGTCGGCAAGCCTCCGTGTGATGCCTGCCCGAGCAAGCGTGAGTGTCGGGTCGAGTGCGATGAATTTAAGGCTTACGCGGAGGGGATAGAACATGCGTGATTACGGAAGAGTGCACACGTCGTTTTGGACCAGTGCCACTATCAGATCAATGTCGGAGGACGGTCGCTCACTTGCTGCTTACCTGCTGACCTGCCCACACGGAACCATTGCTGGTGTGTTTAGAGCGCCTGACGGATATGTTTGTGAAGACATGCAGTGGACCGCAGGGAGGGTTTCAAAAGGGTTCTTGGAACTGTTGAGCAACGGTTTCGCCAACCGTTGTGAAACGACGAAATGGGTCTGGATCATCAAGCATTTTGAGTGGAACCCCCCTGAAAACCCGAATCAGCGCAAGGCAGTCGCCAAGGTGGTTGATATGGTTCCAGACCAATGTGGCTGGAAGCCACGGTTCATAAGGGATTGCTGGGGTTTTTACCTAGACTATGAACCGGTCATTTCTAACCCTTCCGAAACCGTTCCAGAAACCCTTTCTGAACCGTCGCTTAACCAGTATCAGGAACAGGAACAGGAACAGGAACAGGAACAGGAACAGGAACAGGAGCAGGACGCTGCCGCAGGCTCGCGGCAGAAGGATCACGCCAAAAGGAAACCGGCGAAACAACAAGAGCATCCCCTGTTCACTGAGGTCTGGTCGGTCATTCCCAAGCGGACTGGTGATTCTCGGGTTGAGGCGCTTGAGGCATTTTCCGCAAGACTGAAACAGGGGAAGGAGCCAGAGGCAATCCTTGCAGGCGTCAAAGCCTATGCCGCATTTTGTGAGGCTCAACAAATCATTGAGCCGGGCTGGAATTTTCAGAAATCAGCATCCACGTTTCTCGGACCCAAACTGCATTTTGAATCTGATTGGACTCGACCAAAGCAAGTCTTGGGACCAACTGGAGCGACACAATTTGGTCCGACAAAAAACGGGCCACCAAAAACTTTTGAGCAGATGCGGCACGAGCGAGCAGAAGCCGCGATTTCTGAGTTCATTGGTGAAGATATGCCTGACCTCGGGAATGTGATTGAAGGCGAGTTCACAGCATGTTCGGGGGTTTCCAATGCTTGATTCAGAAAAAAAACAGTTTGCCGAGCTGTTTCGTGGGGTTTGCGCCACCTATGGTCGTGAGGTCAGTAAGGACGCTATGAGGATGGCGTGGGAAATCCTCGTGCCATTCGACATCACTCAAGTGCAGCATGCGTACTACACGCATGTTTCAACGTCGAAATACATGCCGGCACCGGCTGAAATATCTGACATCATCAAATCAATCAATCCAGCCATGATTCGCCCGGGTGCCGATGAGGCGTGGGCACGGATGCCAAGGTCAGAAGACGATAGCGTAGTCTGGACTGAGGAAATGGCTTATGCGTGGAATGTGGCGAATGGCTTGGTGAATCCCTACCTCGTAGAACGACCAGACTGGACTGCCGCCAGAATGGCTTTCAAAGATGCCTATACCCGTGCCGTTGATACCGCCAAGGCGCAGGGAAGGGTCGTGAAATGGACCGTGGCTAGAGGGCAAAGAAAAGACAATCTTGAGGACGTTCTGACCGAGGCTTTGAGACTGGGTTACATCACCCAAGAGCAAGCTCGACCGCATTTGCTGGAACTTGAGAATCTCCGTGCTGACAATCAGCGGTTGTTGCTTGAGGGCACAAAAGGTCCATCAGACAAAGAGCGATTCATACAGGAAATGAAACCGATCAAAGCCATTCTGAACCGTTCAGAGCCACCCCCCAACATGGATCAGGTGCGCGAAGAATGCGAGAGCAAGGACCGTGAGCGGAGGGCAGCGGCATGATTCTGTCAGCCGATGAGGTCAACGCCATCAAGGCGTGGGGCAAGGAGATCAAGGGTTGCACCTGCCCAACCGAGTACGTCAATGCCCGGTACGTGGTCGCCAAGAATGTCTGCGAATACTGTCTGACTTTTCATGGAGATTTTTTATCAAAGAAAAGTAGCAATGCTAGTGTTATGTGCGATAATGTCGCCATCTGAAGTTTCGCCATCCACCGGTCAGATTTGCACCCCAGCCCCCTCGTGGTGTTGACCGTAGTGGATGGCACCTATAACCGCTGTCCGCAGGCGGTAAATTGCGGAGGTTCCGTTCCTCATGTTGCCGCCATCCCCGTGGCGGCTTTTTTTGAGAAACAAGCACTGACACTCGTCAGGAACAACAGCGGCGTGCTCAATGGATTCGTTTGACCTTCAGTTCTTGGCTTACCACCGGCAGCACCCGGAGGTGTATGCGCAGTTTCAAAACATTGCCTTCCGGGCAATTGAGCGAGGATTCAAGCGGCTGTCGGCGGACTTCATTTTTCACGTCATTCGCTGGGAATCCGGCAAAGGTCATGAGCTGTGCCTGAACAACAACTTCACGGCTTACTACTCGCGGATGTTTCTCAAAGACCACCCGACCTACTCAGGTTTTTTTGAGATTCGTCGATCCAAGGCCGAGCAGCTCATGCCGCGCTCAGAGATGCAACAAGAGATGTTTGCATGATCGGCAAGCTCTACTTCCGTCTGGTTCACAAGACCGCCAGAGACAGGGCCATAGAGGCGATCCGTAATGCACCGGACGGATGGATCGTCGTAGTGCAGGAGCCGACACGCACGCTGGAGCAGAACAGTTTGCTCCATGGGCTTTTGCAGGAACTGGACGGCAAGGAGTGGTTTGGCAAGCCGCGCTCCATGCTGGAGTGGAAGGTGTTGACCGTCAGCGGTCATGCGATTGCGACTGGGATCGGTGCTGACGTGGTGCCCGGGCTGGAAGGGGAACTGGTCAACCTGCGCGAAAGCACTGCCAAGATGACGGTGAGCCGGCTGTCGAGCCTGGTCGAGTACATCAAGGCATGGATGGCAACTCATGGCGCTGAGTAACCCTGAGCTTGACCGTGATGTTGTCAACGGAATCCGTGAGCTCCGTCGATTCAAGGTTAAGAGCGGTTCCACGGCTCGGGACAAGGCTTTGCATCGGTTCCTTGGTGATCAGATGAAGCTGTTTTTCTGGACCAACAGTTATGTCATTGAGGATTACGAACCGCACCTTGGGATGTTTGATGCCATCGGCATGGCCCATGGCGAATCGCTGATCTGTGGTCTGCATCATGATGAGACGTGGCTTTTTCTCAAGCCGGAAAAGTCGAGTTGGGAATCATGAGCGCTGCAGGCAAACGTCACCTTTCCCGCGTGCATGACATCCCCTGTGTCCTTTGCGGTTCCATGCCGGTCGAGGCTCACCATATCCGGGATGGGCAGGGCATGAGCCAGCGTGCGAATGATTGGATGGCGGTTGCGCTCTGCGCGGATTGCCATAGGGGGCCATTGGGCATTCATGGCGATAGAACCATGATGAGGATTCACAAGGTTTCCGAGTTGGATTTGGTGGCTAAAACGCTTGAGGCGTTGTATGGCTAAATTTTTTGTTCAATACACAGTAGGAGCATGAGATGTCGAATGACTTGAATCAATGCAATTTTGTTGGGCGTCTGGGCGCTGACCCCGAGGTGAAAAGCCTCAACTCAGGAGATTCAGTGGCCAATTTCCGGATAGCGGTCGGTTGGAAAACCAAGGAAAAGGAAGGCGCTGAATGGGTGTCGATTGTAGCCTTTGGCAAGCTCGCGGAGATTTGCGGTCAATACCTCAAGAAAGGCGCTCAGGTTTTGGTGTCCGGCTCAATGCGAACCCGCAAATGGCAGGATAAAAACGGGATAGATCGGTACTCCACGGAGATTGTCGCTGACAAGATGCAAATGTTGGGCGCGAAAGGCGAGAGCGGCGGAAGTGATAAAGCCCAGAGCCAAGCGGAACAGTACGGGTATGGATCTTCTGCGCCGGCCAGAACAAGCAATGCTGGTATAGAGCCAAACTACGATTTCGACGACTCGATCCCTTTCTGACGGTGGCGGCATGAACGCACGTATTGCAGTTCTTGAGGATCAGGTGCTGAGCAATGTTCGGCACCTTCGCGAGCTTGGTTACAACTCTCTCCAGATAGCGGAGCAACTGGGATTGCACAAGGAAACGGAAATCCGGGCCGTGGCGGAAGCCTGTTCAGGCAAGGGCATGCGCAAATGGCAGCGCGGTCCTGAGTCGCATGGTCAGGCGCGGCGGCGTGGTGGCACTTACACCCCATGACGGATGACTTGGTGGCCCGCGTTGAGCGGATGGCCAACCAGAAAAAGGCTGAAAAGCAGGCGCTCTGGGATCGAGTCAAAGGGGAATACCCAGAGCATGCCGAGTTTGCTTCAGCGGTCGCCCAGGTCTTTGGAAAGCCGGATGGGTGGGGAATCAAAGACCAAGTAACCGGTGAGAAGTTGGTGATCAAACCGTTCCCAAAGAAACAGAGGTAACCGGGCCAGCATGAAAAAAGACGTGATTTTTTGCCAGACCTGTCGCACCCATGTTTTGGCGTTGGACGGCAAAACGGAAGTAAAGCGATATTTGTTCAAGGGGGCTTACCGCACCATGACCAGGTTCATCTGCAATAAATGTCAGTCACGTCGCAAACCAGCCGCTGCATGAATCCACACGTCGCCCAAAAGCTGTTCACGGAGCTCACCAATGCCGAGATGGCTCACCTTGAGACGGGGATTTCGCACGCGGCCTTTCTGGCTATGCGTCGGCACAAATACAACGGAGAAGCGCGTCGTGAGTTGGAGCGGGTTATTGCGCTGGGAATGGACGCCAGACGCTTTATTGCCATCTTCTTGGCGGAATTTGAAGGGGAATACTGATGATTTCGTTTGCTATCCCTAATGCGTTTCATGCCGTTCAAGTGCCGGTGGCTAACTCAAACAAGCCCATGGAAACAGACCCGCACGGCACTGATCCGCATGCTCCGGGGGCTAAACTGGATAACGGCAAGGCGATTGCGGCGGTGCTGCTGGACTTCTCCCGGGCGCTGGAAAAAGTGGCTGAGGTGGGCACGTATGGAGCCAAGAAGTACACCCGTCTCGGCTGGTCGAGCGTGCCGGATGGTCAGCTAAGGTACCGGGATGCCATGGTGCGTCACCTTCTCAAATCCGGCCATGAAGAGCTGGATCAGGAGATGGGTGTCGATCATCTGGCGGCAGTCATCTGGAATGCCTGTGCGGTACTGGAATTGAAGTTACGGGAAAGCGGCAAGTGACCCGACTCAGAGCGCGGCGGATTTCGACAGCCAGCCGCAAGGAGCATTGCGAGCAGGTGATGTTCATCCAGTGGGTTCACTTCCAGTACCCACGTGAGGCCAAGCGGCTGTTTGCGGTCCCCAATGGTGAGTTCAGAACGCTGGCATCCGCTCGCCGGCTCAAGGCCGAAGGCGCTATGGCCGGCGTCAGTGATCTGCTGTTTCTCCGTCCGAATGACCGCTACCACGGGCTTTGTCTGGAGTTCAAAAAGTCAGGAGAAACGTGGTCAGCGGTCAGACCCTCTCAGCGCGAATTTCTGCAAGCCTCCGAGGAGGAGGGATATGCCGCTGCCGTGGCTTTTGGATTTGATCACGGCAAGCAACTGTTCACCCGTTACATGGCCGGCGAGCCGGTGACGCTATTGGATTGTCAACACTACGCAAAGGATCAGAAAAAGCATGTGTAATTCAGCCGACCAACGTCTATTCATGGAGCTGGGCGGACAGACGACTCGCGTCTGGAACCGACAACAAGCGAATGGCTACATGAACCACATTAACGAGGAAGCCCGCGAAACCCGGGAGGCATGGGAAGCCGGCGACATGATGAAGACCGTAGATGGCGTGATTGATCTGATGGTCGTCTGCGAGGGATTTCTGGCCAGCCTCGGAATTGATGGCCGTGAAGGCTGGGAGGCGGTCATGAAAGCCAATTTCTCCAAAGTGGATAGCAGTCTCGGGCCGATTGTGTGGCGAGAGGATGGTCAGATTGGCAAGCCAGAGGGTTTTGTTCCGCCGGATGCAGCGCTCAGAAAGATCGTAGATCGGGCCATTTCCGTCCAAAAGGAATAGCATTGCTTGTTAAACGGTCCATATTCAATGAAAATATCCGTCCATCAATAACTTGGAGTTGTGATGGGCAATCAGCCATGGAAATTTTTGGATGCAGAAGTCCATCCTCCACCGACCAACAAGACCCTGATGCTGTTTTCCAACACGGGCAGCATCACCATGGGTGCATGGCAGGAAGGATTCATTGGCTGGTGTGAAAGGCCCACGGTGCCTGCATCTTTGCGTGAAAAAGTCATCGGTGGGCAGGGATGGATGTCAAAGAAATCTCGCTAGTTGAGTGCCCGCCTTACCGCATGCAGCTCACGTCTGAGCGCTGTGCCGGCAACTGGGAATCGGTCGCCGGTCAGCCGCTGCACAAGTTGGAGCGGCTGCATCACTGTTCAGGATGCAGGTTAGGGGCGGAACGGGCCGGCAAGGCCATGGTGCCGACGCCATTGCCTCGGTTTTGCTGCCGGTGCATGAAGCTCTCTACCCGTCTGATAGGCCGGCGTCTCTGTCCATCCTGCTACAACCGCGAGCGCGAACTTAGGTTGGGTATCAATGCTCGGGGCACGCAACCCGTCAAGATTACCCCGGTGGCTCCTGCGTCAGTCAGGGTGCTGACCCAGCAAGAGCACAAGCAAGTCGACCTGATGGCGTCTTCACGGCGCGAGGTCGCTCTTTGGGTGCTGCGTAACGACATATCGGCGGTCGTCGTCCGAAATGTCTGAGTTATGGGCGCTGTCCGATCACGTCTGTCGTGAATGTCTGGGTCGTGTGTTGACGCGCAAGGTCGGTACGGTGCGTCAAGCTCTGTGCGCGGATTGCGGGCGCGAGGCCAATGGCGAGCCTGACAGTCTGTGCTGCTGCGGATCAAAAATGAGTGATGGCACGGATGCCGGACTTCGCTGTGTCAAAAATCCGGACTTTTCCCCCACCTTGCCGCAACAGATTGCGGTGGTTCACAAGAGTCGTCTCAATGTCTGATCTGAGCGTGACCTACCGGTCGATTGATAGCCTGACCCCGTATGAGCGCAACGCTCGCACGCATTCCCTCGATCAAATCCAGAAGATTGCCAATTCCATAGAGGATTTTGGATTTACCAACCCTGTGCTGCTGGATGGCAATAATGGCGTCATTGCCGGCCATGGTCGGGTGGCGGCGGCTCGCATGCTGGGCATGCGGGAAGTGCCATGTATCGAGCTGGCGCATTTGTCGGATGCCAAAAAGCGAGCCTACATTCTGGCAGACAACCGTCTGGCACTGGATGCGGGGTGGGATGTCTCACTGCTCACAGTCGAGCTCCGTGAACTCAAAGTGGATGACTTTGATCTTTCCCTAACCGGGTTTGATCAGGCCGAGTTGGATATGTATCTGGCCGAGCCTCTGGAACCAGATGAGGGTGAGGGAGAGGGTCCGGCTGAAGAACCCGAGGGTGACCCGGTATCAAAGCCGGGAGACGTCTGGCTATGCGGCAACCACGTGATTGGCTGCGGTGATGCGTCCGACATCACGTTCGTCGAATCGCTAACTAACGGTATCAAGCCTGATCTGGTTTACTGCGATCCACCCTATGGGATTGGTGAGGCGGCTGGCAAGAACAAAAGCCGGTCCAATATCGCCAAATCCAAGGATTACGGCAATGACGACTGGGACAACCAGATTCCCTATGACGCGATCCAAACCGCGATGGCTTTGTCCGATAAGGTCGTGCTGTGGGGCGGCAACTACTTTGCCGACAAGCTCCCCCCGTCATCATGCTGGCTGGTGTGGGACAAGGAAAACGGTGACAACGACTTCGCTGATTGCGAGCTGGCATGGACCTCGTTCCCCAAGGCGGTGAGGATGTTCAAGTTTCGCTGGCAAGGCATGCTCCAAGGCGACATGGCCAACAAGGAGGTTCGGGTTCATCCGACGCAAAAGCCAGTGGCGCTGCACACGTGGGCCTTTGATCTGCTGGATGCCGGACCCTTCGTGGTTGATCTGTTCGGTGGATCATTCTCAACCCTGATTGCCTGCGAAAAGACTGGCAGGCGCTGTGTGTCGCTGGATATCACCCCGCGTTACGTCGACGCCGGCGTCCGGCGCTGGCAGGAATTGGCGGGTACTCATGCGGTTCATGCCACAACTGGAGAGGTGTTCCCAGGATGACGATCCGCAAGCAAGCCTACGAGGAGTTGCGAGAGATGTATCTTCGAGCCGGGCTCAATCCAGCCAACATTCGTCGGTCAGAAATGGAAGCGAGGATGCGGGTGATTGAGTACAGGGCGAAAGTCATTAAGCATTCACTGGCGAAAACCACTTGAAGATAATGATGGGGCGGCAGGGGGCGGCATGGAAAATGCGCTTTCCATCACTGAGCTAGACCATAAAATAGCTCTGCTGTACCCTCACGGGGCAATGGAGGTGGGGCTATGGCTTGGAAATCTAAAGTGATCTTGCTTGGTGTCGCTGGGCTGATTGCGACAAAAAAAGGCGTGCCAACGGGCATTGTCGCTGCCGCACTTGTGCTGGTGGTTTTGTACTACTGGGCCATGAAGGCTTTATTCAGAAGTCTTGCCAAATCCAAAGAGCAGCGAGAGTGGCGGCAAGCCATTGATTTAGCTAAACAAGAAAACGAATCTTACCGACAAAGGCAACTGGAAGCAGACCAGAGCATTAACGAAATCATGGAAAGCCTGGTTGACCGGCATATTGATACGCTGGCCAACAAGCGCCGATCTCTGGTAACGCTTGACGATTACGGTGTTGAGGAAACGGATCGATGGAAAAATGAGGTGGCTTACTTCATCAATCGCGTCATTTTGAAAGACTACGATTTTGCTCAGATTTATCAGTCTGGACTGCCCATGGTCTGCAATGATGACACCGATACATTCATTCGCAGGATGATGGCATACATTGACCAACGCGCAAGAACGCGACAGCAGCTTTGGGATGAATCCATCAACCCGCCAAGAAGCGTGTCGACAAATATCGATGATTTGGGGCCACTGGAGTTTGAGCAGTTCTGTGCCGACGTGATGTCAGATTATGGCTGGCAATCAAAAACCACCAAGGGTTCCGGGGACCAAGGTGTTGACGTGGTTGCTGAGCGAGACGGCATCAAGGCGGTGCTTCAGTGCAAGAAATACACATCGCCCATCGGCAACAAGGCGGTGCAAGAAGCGCATGCCGGCAAAGTTCACTACAACGCATCCATTGCGGCGGTTGTGTCAAACATGCCATTCACGCAATCCGCCAAGGAGCTGGCGTCAACTACAGGTGTGCATCTCTTGCACTACACAGACCTGCCCGAGTTTGCCGAGAGATTGATTTTGTAAATGACTGGGAGGCAGTCTATTGTTGACAGTAGAGCAATAGCATTGCTATTATGTGCTCATGGAAATCGCAGTTGACTTCCTGTTTCTGGTGAAGGTACGCTTCGTCTCAGGTGCTGAAAACACCTATCCACAGCGGAAACCGCACCCGTCAGACAATGCGGTTTTATTTTGCCCATTGGGCAACCGGCTTATGCCGGGAGTGGGCGAATACAAGACCCGCAAGGGGAATTAGCCCGCAGCCTGTGGACTGTTTTCAGCTCCCGGCACCCATCATTTCGGTGGGCGTCAATTCCCTGAAAAGGAAACCACAAATGAACGCAATCACTGTCCCATTCCATGGGAACACTCTCTTCGTCGTCGAGCATGACGGCCATCCTTACACCCCGATGAAGCCCATCGTTGATGGCATGGGTTTGGACTGGAAGTCCCAACACTTCAAGATCAAACAGCGATTCATAACCTCCGTGGTGGAAATCACCATGCAGATGCCGGGAGACGATCAGAAACGATTGGTTACCTGTTTGGCTATGCGCAAGCTGGCCGGCTGGCTCATGACCATCTACCCCAACAAGGTAAAACCGGAAATCCGTGACCGCATCATCCAGTTTCAAAACGAGTGCGATGACGTGCTGTGGGAGCACTGGAGCAAGAAATCTCCTCGCAATGCTTTGGTCGATCTGCCGTCAACGATTGCCCCGCACCAGCAGCATGCCTTGCAGGTCATTGTCGCTCGCAAGTCAGGCGCGAATGGCCCGATCCGCGCCATGCTCTGGTCGCGGTTCAATAATCACTTTCGACTGGGTTCGTACAAGCAGCTACCGGCTGAAAAGTTTGACGAGGCGGTGATCTATCTCGAAAGCATCAAGACTGCGCATGACCCTGCCAGGGTTCCCGGACGCGACAAAGTGTATGACTATCCCGGTACCCTGCTTAATCGCGATGAGGGTGGTTGCCCGCCCTTTCTTAGTCTGCGCGAGCTGGCCTATTACAGCGATGCTTCACCGACGCTCAGGCTGCTGAGGGAAATGCGCGAGGACGGTCATAACGTCGAAGCACCCATGATCGAATGGGCAGCGCTGCAAGAATCACTGATGACCGCTGACAAGACCCTGAGAGATGTTGTCACGCTGGTCTGGGAGCGGGCTGGTCAGCCATCGTCGATGGTCAAGTCGGCCATCTAAATCGTCATCTTCTCACCTGTTCCCGAAACGGACTTCGGGAACATCGTGACGGCAAACTGAGCCAATCTCAGACTTTCCTCCACAGGAAGATGCTCATGTTCAATCCAGCCGATCAGCGCTCACCCCTTCTGTTCCTGAAGTCCAAAATCGCCAACCAGCCGGGCTATGTACTGATTGGTCACCCGGCGCGGTGGCAGAAGGTCGGTCCTGATTACGCGGGCACTGACCATCATCACGCGATCTACAAAAAAGGCGAAATCAAGTCGCTGGAAAAGCTCCAGAAAAACCCCGAGTTCGCCAAGCTCCCCAAGGAAGATCAAATCAAGGCGGTTCAGGACGACGCCAAGGCGACTCAGGACAAGAATACGGCCAGCTCAAAGGCCAGCACGTTCATCCAGAAAGTCAGCGCTGGCAAGGTGCCACAAGCCTCCGAGTGGAAACACTGGTTGGAGCAGAGTAGAGACAAAAAATCGGCTGACATTGCCAAGTTCACGGCTGACCCGCAAACCAAGGCATTTTGGGAGATGGCGATTGCCAACTACCGGGCCAAGGCCATGGCCAATATCGAACGGCACAAGGCTGAGGAAACACAATCTGCACCGACCGAAACCGTCTCAGGCGACAAGATAAGCAAAGAGAAAATTGCCGAGAAGGTGGCCCTCACCAGTGGCGACAAGTTTGATCACGGTGAGCTGAACGTCCCGGGCAAGTCCAACAAAATCGATGCTGAGCTGGACAAGGAGAAAGCCAAGCAGGCCAAACAAGACAAGGCAGACGCCAAGACGGCAATCGCTGACAAGAAAACCAAGAAAGCCAAGGCCAAGGAGCTGTTTGCCCAGTACGGTCAGGAAATGATCGACCAGTACGGTGAAAAGCTGGGCAAAAAAGAGGTCGCCAGCACGCTGGATCAGATGATCAAGTGGGAGCCGACCAAGTTCATTGCCATGGTCGAAAAGTACCAAAAGGAAAAGGCCGAAAAGGCGGACAAAAAAGCGGACAAACCGGAACCCGTAAAAGCCGAGGAAGCCCGGCAGTACAAGGCTCCGGAGACGGACAAAAAGGCGGACATTGAGGCTGAAAAAAAGCCAGACGAGCCGACTGATGGAACCGATTACGACGCCAAAATTCAGGAATACGCCACGGGTGCGACTTACAAACAGAAGGCGTACAAAATCCTGTCAAAAGACCCTGACTGGCAGGCACTGAACTCAAAAGACAAGTTTGAGACGCTGCATGACTGGTATCTGATGGAGCAGGAGAAAGCTTCTCTGTCGGGCGCCATGGCCAAGTTCAAGGCCGCGCTCCTGAGTGGCAAGGCACCCACCAAGGCATTGGTCGAGAAGTTCAATTCGCTCAACAAGGATGACCAGGCCAAAGTCCTCAAGCCGGTGCTCGAGAAGATGGACAAGGCTGAAATTGGCAAATTGCTGGAGCAGTCCGGGGCGAAACCCCAGGACACGGGATCAGCGTCACCGATCAAGCACACCTTTTCCAGCAAGAAGGACAAGACGGAAGCCAACGTCGCTGATAACGGCAAGGGCGGCTGGGCGGTGTCTCTCAAAGATACCGAGTCTGGCAGCACATTCCCGACCGTCAAGATATTCAACAACGAGGACGAGGCGATTGCCCACGCCAAAGAGCTGGTCGGGCTCAAAGATGAGGGTCAAAAGGAGCCTGAGTCAGCCAAAAATCTCAGCAAGAAAGCACTGGAGGCTATGGCCTATGAGCTGGGCAAAAAATCTGACGTTGGTTTTTCCCCGCTGGCCGACCCTGAAATGTTGCACTTAATGAGTCAGCACGATTTTGCCGAGGTCGGGAGCGCTGAGTTTTTGTTGCAGGCTTGGGTAAATGGAAAAACAGAGGCACACCTTGCTGCCCCTGTCCCGGGCTGGACCGAGGAGGAAAACACCCGATTCAAAGGCCAAGCCGAATCATCCGGCGCTGAAAAGCCAACGGATGAGGTCGGTCACGGTTCAGCGTGGGTCGCTGCGCTGGCAAGCGGTAAAAAGCCTGATGCAGACCTCGACAACAAGATTGTCATGATGCCCGAGGACCGTCAGCAGGAGCTGTTCAGTAAGGCAGCACTCCTGTGGTCAAAAAAGCAGGGGCTGGAGTCCGACGAGAATGCGATTGGACTGAGCAAGCAGGTGCTCAGCGACATCATGAATAACGTCGAGCTACATGAGGGCGACACCAAGACCATCAACGGGGTCACCTACGTTCTGGAGGGCGGGCGCTGGCACCGGGCGAATAAGCCATCCACTGTCGGACCTGCACAAAAGCTGGAAGCCATGCAAATGCTCGGTTCCAGCGACCTGATGGATGAAATTGACGCTGGAAAAATCAGCGCAAAAACCGACAAGCTGCTGGATGTGATGGGGCCAGATGCCAAAGCCGCATTCTATAACTGGGTTTCAGCCTATAAAAATTATGGGTTTTCCATCTACAGAAAGGCGGCAGTATGCGCGGCTTATGGACACCCGAATGAGGTGCTGCTGAAAGACGGTTCTTGGAGGCAATTTGACCCAGGGATGGTTAATTCACATTTGGCCGTGCCCAGCGACATTCACCAAAAAGCGGTAGAAGAAGCCACGATTGCCGCCCAAAACGAACCCAGTAGCGGGCCGCAAAACCCCGACACGCCTCAGTCTTTTGGTCATGGCACGGTCACCTTTACCGGACCAGCCAAGCTCCATGATTTGCTGAGCCAGAAGGGGTGGGTGACGGGTGACGGTCCTGATTTCAAGCAAAAGTTCTTGAAGAGCATGCACGACTGGAGCATCAGTCAATCCAAGGACGACCATGGTGACTGGAAGCAGACCGTTTTTTATCTGCACGATATGTTCCCAGTCGGTGCCATGGTCAAAATGGATGACTCAGGCAAAGCCAACTGGAAAGTGGTTCAGGGCGACAAGGCGCTGACCTTCAAGAATGTCCTGAGCGGTGAAATCCAGCAGTACAAAAAGGGCGAGGAGGTTTCACATTTGATGGAATCTCTGTGGAACTTTAATCCCACCATCATTCCTCCCGGGCATCCGGATGGGAAAGTCCTTCGCGATCCAGTGAGCGACACCATCAAGGTGGATTCGCCGGTTCTCGAAATGGATGGCATGAAATTCAAAAAGATCGATGATGTCTGGCATAACCAGTTAGTTTCTGGCGATTGGCAGCCAGTAAATCAGCCCGAGGCATTTACATCGATGCTGGATACTGAACTGTCTAAAATGTTCAAGCAGGGTGAAGCGCAGGCATCAGCTCCAGACGATCTGCCTGTTTTCAGCATGGAGTTACCGGGTGGTACTCAGGCCAATTACAAAAAGATCGATGGCATTTGGCAGACAGAGAACCAACTTGGAAAACCCGATATGGGCTGGCATCCGATTAATCAGGATGGCTGGATGGTTCCTGAGTTGGAGCAAAAACTCAAATCCGCGCAAGGTGACAACTACGATCTGAACCAACATCCGCAGGTACAGAGCTACATTCAGGCGGTGGCCAATGGTACGACGCCTTCCCTGGACGATACCGCCTTTGTTGGAAAAAACACGGACGGAGAAAGCTACAAGCAAGTATTTGAGGCCGCGTCTGAGGCGTATGCCAAGAATCACGGTCTGGACCCGTCGGACGTCAATGACAAGCAGCTTGCCGATATGGTAGCGCTGGATCTTCTGCTGAAAAATGAACACCCCAAGGAGGGTGACACCAAGGTCATCAATGGGCACACCTACCAGTTGATCAATGGGCGCTGGCACCGGATGGATAAGGATCAGGGGGGGTCAAAAAAGCAAAAGTCAGGCGATGAAGCAAAAATCATCGAACTGGATGAGGAGCCGTTCCTTGAGTTCAAAAAAGAGGGAGGCTCTTGGTATGCCAGAAACTCGCAAAACAAAGGCGAGTGGAATGTGTTTGAGGACTCGCAAAAGAGCAAAGACTTAGCCGATAAGCTGGAATCCAAGTTGGCGGCGGTGTCAGAAAGCACAAAAGCATCCCCCATGGACGCCATCAAGCCCCCGCATCAAGCCATCGATGATTCAGTATTAAGCGCAACCCAGAAGGAAAAGCTCAAAGATCAGCTCGATGCACTCAAGGCATCCGCACAACAGGACGGTATAGCCGCGTTCAAGGGCGTGCTCAAGTACATGAGCAAGTCGGGCAAGACCATCGTCAAGATTCCGAACGGCTACAAAATCACCATCCACGACAACAAGGACTGGAACAAGCCGTGGGCCAATGATTTGCTCCAGTACGTCAACGATCTAAAGGCGGCAACTGAGTTGGCGTCAGGCAAGAAACCCAAGAAAACCGCGCCAAAGAAAACAAGCAATGCTCCTGACCCGATTCAGCCGGCTGCTATTAGTAGCAAGACGGTCATGGTAGGTAATGCCAAGGCTCGGTTGATTGACGATTGGGAACAGACGGGTCCGCAAGGGGGAAGTAACCCCGGAGGTCAGTTCACTGATAAATCGGGCAAACAGTGGTACTGCAAGTTCCCCGGCGATCCAGAGGTATCCAAGAACGAGTTTCTCGCCACAAAGTTCTACCAGATGCTGGGTGTCTCTGTGCCCGACATGATGCTGGTGCAAAAAGACGGCAAACTCGGTGTGGCAACTAAATGGGTGGATGGGTTAACCAAAGGCTCTGCCAAAGAGCTGGCCAAGGCACAGGGAGCGCACGAAGCCTTTGCGATTGATGCTTGGCTGGCCAACTGGGACGTCATTGGATTAGCCAACGACAACTTGTTGCTGGACAAGGATGGCAAGGCTTTACGGGCGGATGCCGGTGGTGCACTGATATTTCGGGCGCAAGGCGGGGCCAAGGGCGATGCCTTTGGAGATGAAGTCAGCGAGCTCGATACCCTGACCGATCCAACCAAGAATGCGCAGGCGGCGGCGGTATTTGGCGATATCAGCTCCGAAAAGATGGCGTGGGGTCTTGGTCAGCTCAACAAGATCAAGCCGTCACAGATTGAGGAGTTGGTCGATGCGATTGGACCCGGCACGGCTGAGGAAAAGAAAGCACTGGCCAAAAAACTGATTGCCCGTCGCGCCAATATCCTCCAGAAATTCAATATCCGCGATCAGTGGGACAAGAAGCCGCCGGACATTACCAAGCTACCAGTTGATCCAAAGGATTTGCCGGATGCTATCGACTTCAACAACTTCGAGGGCAAAGGCAAGCCGCTGTCATCTGTACCTGATATCAATGATGCCAACACGGCAGCGAGCCAGGCGCTGATCAACTTTGCCGCGCAAGGCAATCTGGAAGCGCTCAAGACCTACCAGTTTGACGAGTACGACAAAAACACCAAGTCGTATACCGGCAAGAAAATCCCGATTGAAAACCATCCCTCCAAGCATATTCAGGAGCAATGGGCAGGGTTGGTGCAAACCTTGCAGTCCATTGCTTATCCGCCTGCGGATACCCTGGACATGCCTCCGCTGGGGAGCGGTGAAACGCCGGAGGAGATTGCCAAGGAGGTGGGTTCGTTTGCGCCAGACAAGAACATCTCCAACATTTCGCCAGAACATGTGTTGGGCTATTTCATGAAGCTGGGGCAAGTCAGTCAGGATGTGGTGGAATCCCTCAAAAACGCAGTTGATTGGAAATGGACCAGCCCTGGAAAGTCCCCGGGCTACTTCCAGATGCTGAAAGGCGTTTACTCAAAGGCGCGGCAATCGGTAAAGGAGTACATCAGTGGTGTGCAATCCAGCGGCTACGTTAACCATATCTGGTCGCAGGGCAAGAAAGAGTGGCAAGGGCACACAATCAATCAACTGACCGCTGATATTTATGCGGATGCGGTCGAGGTTGATGAAGGGACGCAGATGTGGCGCTGGATGGATGACGATACCGCTGGCAAGATGATGACCAAGCAATTTTTGTCATCACATCCGGGCGACATCCTGCAGAATACGGACTCCATGTGCACATCGTTTCACGAGCATTGGAATGAATCGACACATTTTGTGAAAGATTCATCAAAAGCATTGCTTATGAGAATAAGATGTGTCAAAGGTGTTAAAATGTCACCAACGTATGCGACCGGATCATTGGCGGGTGAGGGTGAGTTCACCACGCTACCGGGGCAACGGTTCATCGTGATTGGCATTCAGAAAGGGGGCAAGCTCCACCCGGACGGGGTTTTCCTTGATGTCATCGCCCTTCCGCCGGATGATGGCTTTGTGGCTCAGCTTGGGGCCGCAACCAAGTCATAGGAGACAGTCATGGAAAACGAGCGTTACAAAATTGCCGAGGGTGCATTCAGTGATACCTCGTCACCGACTTACCTGGGTAACTCGGAGACAGTCAACCGACTGGTGAGTGAGTTTTGCGCACGGATGATGCCGCTTTTGAGTGGTCAGGCCGAGTCGAAGGAGGATTTTCTCGCCAAATATCGGGCGTTGTGTATTGAGTACGCCGACATTTTTTCTGGGCGGAACCCCAAGTACCAGACCATCAAGGGGTACAACGAAATTAGCCTGCCGGCCAAACTGAGGGCGGATTTGGGACCGTACTGGAGGTCGCAGCGCGAATACTGCAATAACGATCCGGTATGGGCCTTTTTTTCCTGGCTGGGGAGCATGCTGCACGAGAATCTTAAAGTCGCCAAAGACGACGACATGTTGCTTGGGATCATGTTCAAGCCAACCATGCAGCAAGCGGTCAAAATTTTGCTTGGTATCGACCAGAGGATGACATGACTTTATTGCTGCTCAAGGCCCACAACAAGGGCTACACCCGCTCTGACGGCACCTACGTCAAGCCTTTTGACGACAAGCGAGCCGAAAGCAAGGAAAAGCATGTCTGGATATGGAAGAATGGGGTTGGTAAGAAAGTGCCTGTCGATGCGGCGGCACAGCCCCCTCAGTCAAAGCCAAAACTCAAGCAGTTCGACATGTACGACAACGTGCTGGGATATAAACCTCCTCCCAAATATGAGGCTTATCACCCTAAACTGAATGAGCACGGCAAGCCGCAAGGCATCAAGAAGCCGTCTCAGGCAACGACCCCGGAAACATGGACTGATCCACAAGCGCAAGCTGTGTTTGTGCCGGGCGGGCAAGCCCCGAAAACCCTCAGTGGTATTCCCTTTGAAAAGTGGACACCCCCGTCCAGAGAATCTGACTGGGCGCGAGTTGCGGGTCAGAACCGGTCGCTGGATGAGCCGAGCATGGATGTCCCAGAGGGTGCTGCGGTTGGATCGGGCGTGGTTGTCGTTGAGCCGGATGGCAGGATATGGGTGATTGATCCCACCAACGGGTTTGGTGGTTATGACGCCAGCTTTCCCAAGGGCAAGCAGGATGCCGGACTAAGCCTTCAGGCCAACGCCATCAAGGAGTGCTTCGAGGAATCCGGGCTGAAAGTGGAAATTACGGGGTTTCTGGGCGATTTCAAGCGCAGCACTTCATACAGCCGGTATTACCTGGCCCGCCGAGTGAGCGGAACCCCCACCGATTGCGGATGGGAAACGCAGGCTTGCCGATTGGTGCCCAAGGGCCAGTTGATGGATGTCCTGAACCATAAAAACGATCATGAGATTGCCAAGGCCATTCTGAGTTAATGGTGTGCTCTGCTATAATAGCAGGGCTAGTTACTTAACGAGGAGGCATAGCATGTGGTTTATGGGTAAAGACGGATTTCTCTCCGTCGTCTACAAGGATTGCGCCGAGGATGAGTTACTGGTCCGTTCGCGGGTCAGGGAGCACATTGAGGCGTATTTCCCCGATGCCAAGATCGAGCGGACCCCGGGCTTCCACCGGGACTACCTCTATCGGGCACGGATCAAGCGGGTCGACGTCGCACGCCGCATGGCACTCTATGTGACGGATGAAATCATGGCCAGCAATTTCAAGAACAGTGTCAAGGACCACGACCTCCACAAAGCCTACATGGGTGTCTGGAGTGTGATGGCCCGATTGCAGGAAATCTCTCCCTATTCGGACGATGAGTAAATTTGGTTCATCTCTCTGTAAGGTTTGCTCATGAGCCGAAAGTCGATGGTATTTGTTGGGGAGATATACGGAAGGCTAACCGTCATTGAATTTTCCCATACATTAGCCAAGAACCGGTACTGGAGATGTTTGTGTGTATGCGGTGCCGAGGTTACTGTCCCAACGGGAAGACTAAGAAGCGGCAACACAAAATCGTGCGGTTGCTTGCGCGTTGATGTCAGGAAAAGCCGTGGCGGCACTGCCCACACACACGGTTATCGCTGTAGGGCCGGAGGCCAGAAGGCTGACCCAACTTATAGGGCATGGATTGCCATGAGGCAGCGCTGCAATAACCCAAACAATCCCGCCTACCTGAATTATGGGTTTAGGGGTATTTCTGTGTGCGAACGATGGGCAAAGTTTGAAAACTTTTTGAGCGACATGGGGGATTGCCCTGCTGGTATGTCCATTGAGCGAGTCGATAACAACCTTGGATATTCCAAAGACAATTGCGTCTGGGCAACGGCTAGTGAGCAAAACCGGAATAAGCGTGGAGTGAAACTTTCCAAGGAAGACGTGAGGCTAATCATGGATGATTCACGCACACACGATGAAATCGCAAAAGATTTTGGAGTAAGCAGAAGCAATATCAGTTGCGTAAAACGAGGTGCAACATGGACTTAATGAGGTTTTTACCCGTAGCAAAAGCAATGTCGCAGTTGTCGAAAGACCCTCGGACAAAGGTTGCATGCTTGGCTATAGATGACGATGGAAACGTCCTCTCGACGGGTTGGAACTCATTTCCAAGGGGTGTTGATGATAATCCGGCCCGTTACGCTGACCGTAAAGTTAAGCTGCGATTTACAGCGCACGCAGAAAGCAACTGCATAGCCCAAGCTGCCCGTAATGGAATCAGATTGATGGGCAGCACCTTGTTGCTGACTTCCCTCTACCCCTGCTCCAACTGTGCCAAGCAGATTATTCAGGCGGGCATTCGCCGGGTGTATGCCCCCAAGATGGAGAGCCATCATTCCCCGGAGTGGTTTGAGGAGAAATCCATCTCCGAGCTGATGTTCCGGGAGTCCGGGATCGAATTGATCGAATACGGGGAAGTCTGATGCTCCATCACCATATCAAGCGCTGTGCCGGTCGTTTTGGCCTACAAGCTCGCTCCGATGCTTGCAAAGACCGGGAGCGCTGCCTGCGGTTCATGACCCTGATGCGGGAGTCGGACATTCCTTCTGCCAGTAGGGAGCCCTATCCGCATACCGTCCACGTGATTCTGCGGGACGACAATAACAAGCAATGCCAGTTTTTCATGGAGGATGATCATGGCCAGACTGACTAAGGATCAGTGGGAGACGATTCGAGCTGAGCGGGCGACGGGTGCGTCATTTCCGGAGTTGGCATCCAGGCATGGAGTAAGCCACCAGGCCATTCAGAAGCGAGCAAAGAAAGAGGGGTGGTCCGCTGCTGAGAATGTGGGATCAGAAATTCACAAACGTGCAACCGAGAAGGTTGCAGGTATCGTTGCAACTGATAACCCTAAAAAGAAGCAGGAGGCGATTGACGCTGAGGCCGAGCGAATTGCCGAGGTCCAGCGGCGTCACCGGGAGGAACCCAATGCCATTCGTGACCGACTTTATGCTGGGCTCAAGTCGCATCGTGAGGCAAAGTCCAAGGAAGAGAAACAGCTTGCCTTTGAAGACCTCAAGGCGGCAAAAATTTCGTCCGAATGCTTGCTAAACATTCATAAGGCCGAGCGTCAGGCATGGAATCTCGACTACCAGATTGATGTCAAGAATCTCACGACTGAGCAGCTTGAGGAGCTGGCCCGAGGAAAAATGCCGAGGTAATGGCGTCCATTCCAGCGAAGTTACTGGCTTCTGCCGAGCTTGAGCTGAGGCGTCGTCAGGCTGAAATCCTCAAGCAAATCGAGAACGACCGCATTCCTGCCGGCATGACGTTTATCGAGTGGTGTCACTCAATGGCGGACAAAGGGCTCAAGGTGGATGGCAAACCATTCAAGCTGGACGACCGTCCGGCGCTGATCCCGATCTATGAAGCCATCCCTTCAACCCGAGAGGAGGCGGCTGGTCGCACCCTGATTGTCATGAAGTCCACCCAGATAGGATTGACCATCTGGGAAGTCATGGCCAACATCTACATGGCTCTCAAATGGGAGCCGCTGACCATCGGCATGTTCCTGCCGTCGCAGTCCGTTGCGATCCACAAATCTGAGCATCGGTTCATGCGAATCGTTCGGTCGTCTCAGGAGCTCTACAAGCTGTTGATCACGGGCAAGGACGTAGAGGGAAAGCCGACCAAGGTGGGGGAGGGCAACGTCCTGACCCGTCGCGTGGGCGAGAGCCTGCTGATGTTTCTCTGGACCACCGGCAAGGTGACCACGGAATCGGTGCCCATGGATGCGGTGACGCTCGACGAAGTTCAGGAAATGACGCTCGACCAGATCGACAAGGTGCGAGCGCGTACCGGCGACAGCGTGGTCCGGTTCACCATGTTGCTGTCGACCGCTAATATGCCGGACCTCGACATCGATCATTGGTACAGGATGGGTACTCAGGAAGTCTGGCACACGGAATGCCCGAATTGCGGCGAGTATTCCGACCTGTCAGACCCCAATGGCATCTTCCCTGCCAAATCCATCGGCTACAACGACAGCACACAGGAATACGAATGGCGGTGTCCGGTTTGCGAGGGTGTCATCACTGACCCTCAACGGGGCATTTACATCCAGCAGAACCCGGGCGTCGGTGGTGACATGCGGTCATTTCTCCTGCCGCGCACCATCAGCCCGCGCATGACGCCACGGGAAATGATCGAGAGCTGGCATCGTGCCAAGACCGGCGATCAAAAGAAGTCCTTTTTTAATCGGACGTTGGCTCGACCTTATATTGATGCGGACCAACTCCCGGTGACGCTCGCGCATTGCGAGGCATGCGTGCAAGAGGGTGCCCGTGTCGGGGTGGCCTGGAAGCAGCGTGCCCGTGAGACATTCATGGGTATCGACCAAATGGGTGGGTTCAACTGCTGCATCGTCTCTGAGCGGTTGCCAGACGGGCGCATGGCCGTGATTCACGTCGAAGCCATCTTTGATAACGACCCCTTTGCTCGATGCTCTGCCATGATGGCTCAGTTTGGAGTCTCGGTTTGCGTGGTGGAACAGCTTCCCAATGTCAATGACGCAAGGCGGTTTGCCAATGAGTTTCCGGGGCGGGTATATCTCGCCGGCTATGCCGATTTGCGCGATGACATGCTGCAATGGGGCGACGACATGTCCGTCTCCGATAGACGCACTTCAGAAACGGATCGGTCGCGCTACACTGTGACGTTGAACCAGTACAAGATGATGCAGACCAGCCTGTTTCGGGTTAAGGAGCGGTTCACTCTGTTCCCCAGACCCGATGATCTGATTCAGGACGTTCAGGACGGTGGTGTCACCAAGCGTATTCCAATTCTCAGGGACTGGGTATTTCATCACTTTACCAAAACCGCGCTGGTGGTGACTCAGGATGAAGATGAGCGAAAGCCCCGAGCCAAGGTAGTCAAGATCGGGATAGACCCCCACTTCAGTTACGCCTTCATGCTGATGAATGCGGCTTGGGCTCGCAACCATGGAACCACCATGATGATTTTGCCGCAGGAACAGACCGAACGGTCAGGTAGCAGTATTGCCAATGACATGCCTGGTCTGCCTGATGAAATTGTCAGGGTCGTAGATGAGCCGGACGCCATACCCGGAACCTGCGCGAGCTGCCTGTCATTCAGTCCTGAACGCGGCTGGTGTAATGAGCGGAGATTGTTGGTGAGGGCGCAAGACCCCGCGTGCGGACTGTTTATGTCGGATCAGGTATAATAGCAAAGCTAGTCAAGACGGAGGTAGGCAATGGATAAAAACGAAACACAAAGCATTGATCACGTTGAGTTTGCGAAGCAGGTCATTGGTCATCTGGATTCCGAGGCACTGTCGGATTTGGTGTCGGTCGCGCAAAACCAGCTTGAGCAGACGCGGGAACTGGAACGGCAGCGGGATATTTCCGAGCTGAATCGGTTGGCCGGCAAATACGGTGCCACGCTGATATGGAAAAAGGAAAGGAGAAAGCGGTCGACCGAGAAAAAGGCCAAGGTGGCTTTGCCGGTGAAGTTCCGCGATCCCAACAATCACGACAACACATGGACTGGTCGCGGTCCCAAGCCGGCATGGCTGAGGAATTACGAGACGCAAGGCCACAAAACCACTGAATTTATGGTGTCAGCATGATTACGAGAGCAGAAAGGTTGGGATTGGTCGCCACTCATGGCATCACTTTCATGGATATCGTGGAGGCGGCAATCGTTAACTCGGCGGATGCCGAGGACGGTGAGAGCTCCCCGGTGCGTGAGCTGCTGGAGCAAACCATGGTCCAGGTTGGACTGTTCGTGGGCGAGCACTCCAAGAAACCGCTGGAAGATGTCGGAAAACTGGTGATGAGCCTGAGCGCCTCCACGATTGTCGCGCTGGGAAAAGACCGCGATGAGTCGTCCGATTGTGGCGAGTGTGAGGGATGTTGAGCCCTATGGCGGTGTCGGCTTTGGGTGATTGGCTGGTCAGTCGGGAAACCGGTTTATCAAGCCTGACCATGGCGGCGATTGCGATGGGAGCCAAGAAAGGCTCGTTTCATGTACCACGGGATTTGGATGATTTTGGTCGGTGCATTGGGTTGGTTAATCAAGTCCCCGAGGTGATTAACCACTTCCCGGAGATTGCATGGCGGTGCCCGTCATGGAACCCGATTCTACGTCGGTGGAACGAGATGGTCGTTCTTTATGAGAATGGCCAGCGCTCAAAGGTTGATCAATTCCTTTCTGATTTGCGGAGGGTAGTTGAATGATTGCTGAAATGACATTGGCAATGGCCTGTGGGTTTGGTCAGATTCACTCACTGGATGCGCGGGGTAACTCGATTTGCACCCAGACCGAGACGGGCGAGGTCCGAAGTATGCAGGGAAGTGTCGATCACTGTCCGACCGGCATGGTGCCCATGCTGACCACGGGCGGTTCCGCCTGCGTCGACAAGGACACGTCCAAGGCTTACTACCAGATGAAAGGGTTGTGCCCGAATGGCTCCTACCCGGCACTGGATAACTATGGCAACCGGGTGTGCAAGCAATGACTTGGTGGAAATGGCCGGCCAAGCCCGGGAATGACTATCTGCCGTGGTACGAGATTGGCGTCAACCTGATGTGTTGGCCGTTCCTGACCGTTCTGTCGATGGCTTTTTACGTGCTGATCCTGTTGACGTCAGGAAAACATTGGGCGGACGACTTCTGGAGTGAGTGGGGAGCGTTTTAGGCTTTGTCGTGACGGGAGAATCTACCCATCACGTCGTTGGTGATGGCCGCGTCAAAGCGGTGTATGACTGTATATCCTCCTGCGTAGAGGCGTTTCGGACGCGAGTTCAACTCTCGCCATCTCCACCAACTCTATGGGGATGCCGGGTTTCGACGGGGCGAGTAAGCAAGGGCGGCAGTCCGATAGGCGAACCACGTAATGGGCGCAAAACCACAATCGCAAACGATAGCGTTTACGAAATGCGGATGGCTGCATAGCCATTGCGCGGGGTTGACGCCGGGGTGTACCTCTCAACAGAACCCGGCACCTAATAATGCTGTTTCCAGTGGAGTTGTTATGCCAGCCGCAGCCAAGAAATCAGGGGTATCACTGGTTATGTCGCCTCATGGCGTTTTTAACTATGCTACTGAAAGCTGCACATTGCCTTTGCTTTGGTTTACTGAGCAAGGTTCTGAAAATGTATTCGTCAATGACATTGGGGCGGTCCGCGTTTTGGATTTGATGAAGAGTCATCCGGATGAAAGCTGTGGTCTGCATGCGCCTCCTCTTGCTAATGGTTCACCCAATGTTTTTGTTAACGGCAAGGCCATGGGGCGAGTTGGTGACCTTCATTCGGGTGGTGAGGTCATCGTTACCGGGTCAGGCAATGTTTTTGTGAATGGCAACAACGGTGAATTACCCGGTTGGGTGAATGATTACCTGACAGAAAACCCAGGAGCCTGGTAGAACCAAATTGGTAAGACCCAGTTGTGAGCCTCTCGGAGGTGATATGTCACAACCCAATCGCCTGCCAGAGCGTATCTGGCTTTTGCGAGTAGCTCAGTAGGTAGAGACATGGTGCGCTGGTTCGAGTCCAGCCTTGCAAATAACAGCCTGGAAAGACAGGCACCAACAAGAGATTGGACTGGCCAGACATAGCCAGCCTCTACGGTCCCCTGAAAAGCTAGAAGGGGCGGAAAGGACAAGATCGGGTAGCGCCGAGGTGCGGGTGCCAAGCTGGAAGGTGTCCAAATCCCGCTTTATTGCGTCCAGTCCAATCCCTTGTTGGTGAATGCGGAGGCTGATCCGCCTGTGTGGGATCACACTTGGCTAGTTCATGCCTGATATCAGCACAGGCCACCAACTGACAGCCGGGAAAGACCGGCATTAATGAGAGATGGGATGGCTCCGTTGCCTGCGCGGCGGTGAAAAGACTGGTCCAGTAGCCGTCCTATCCCTCATTGGTTTTATGGCTGGGGCGACCTTTTACTCAATACGATGGGTGGAGGATCGATCAAAAGCCTCGGCCACCCTTTTATGAGGCGGCGGCGTGGAAAGTAGACACGCGCACTCTGTGATTGTCCGCACTGGAAAGACTCCAGCACCAAGGCGCGATCAGAGTGTTGACCCGAAGTACAAGGGAGCCGGGGTAACGTCCGGCCCGCCTCAACCCTTACGTACCCGATCCGCGTTGCGTCGGGCAGGCCCGTTGGGAGCCATAGACAAAATCCCAGCACTATTCTGGTATCATTGGGGTGCGCTCTCTAACGCCCCTCGGTGGCTTCCCGTCATCGTGGGTAATGCCTGGACCCTCTTGCAGGGGGGTCTGGGCATTTTCATTTTGAGCAGTCTGACGCTCCCTACTAACATCGTGACGGAATACTGACGCAAACCATTACGGATCGCGCCATGTCCGAAACACTTAAGACTGCATTCGACCCTTCTGCCCCCGCCGACGAGCGTGTTCAGGCTCACACTGAGGCGTCCGAGGCGGCGTTGCGCAAAGGACTGTCTGACCTGATTCCCTCAGCCGAGATTCAGCCAGTCATTGATTGGATCAATGCCGACCTGGAGGAGCAAGCCTTCGCCAAGTCCATGCGGCACAACAACGTCGTCCAGTTCCCCGGTGGGCGCGAGCGTGGCAAGAAGTCCGGTATGCAATCGGTCTACGTCGACGACCTCCAGTTGATCATCCGGGGCGAGTGGTACGAGAAGCCTGGCTTCCTGTCTCCCGATGCCATGCGGACCATGGTGCAGCAGACGCCGATCCTGTCCGCCATCATCAACACCCGCATTCGCCAAGTCTCCCGCTTCTGCAGAGTACAGGAAATCGGGCGCGGCCCGGGCTTTGAAGTCCGGCATATCGACCGCGACCATCAGCTCACTGACTCCGAAAAGGATTCGGTGATCATGCTCCAGAAGTTTTTCAGCAACTGCGGCTTTGAGTTCGATGCTCGACGTCGCCGGGCGCTCAAGCGGGATAATTTCTCCAATTTCATGGCGAAACTGGTTCGGGATTCCCTGACCATGGATATGACCGCGATTGAGACGGAGATGAAGCGCGACAAGTCGCTGGGTGTTGACGGTATGTATGCCCTGGACGGTGCCACGATCCGCCTGTGCGATGAGGATGGCTACCATGGGGATGACTCCATCGTTGCGCTTCAGGTGGTCAACGGTGCAGTGAGGACGGCTTACAGCCCGTTCGACATCATCACCGAGGTCCGCAACCCGCGCTCCGATGTGCTGATTGGTGGCTATGGCCTGAGCGAGACGGAATTGTTGATCAAGGTCACTACGGGCTTGCTCAACGTCCTGAATCTCAACGCCGACTACTTCAATAAGAACTCCATTCCACCCGGCGTGCTCCATCTCCACGGCAACTATGCGCAGGAGGATTTGGCAGCGTTCCGTCGCTACTGGCGAGCCATGATCAATGGCGGCGGTGGTCCCGGTGCCAGCCGGTTCTCCATGCCGGTGCTGGTGTCCAAGGATCAGGATTCCAAGGCGAGCTTTGAGAAGTTCGGCGTGGATGTGGATGACATGCTGTTTGGCAAGTTCGTCACGTTCCTGACCTCGATTGCGTGCTCGATCTATGCGATGGACCCGAGCGAAATCAGCTTTGAAAGTTTCACATCCGGTCGTGCTCCGCTGGCCGGTAGCGATACCGAGCAGAAGCTGGCATCCAGTGTCGACAAGGGTCTGCGTCCGCTCCTGACGTATTTTGAGGACACGTTCTCGGATTACGTGGTATCGACATTCGACTCGAATTACTGTTTCCGCTGGACCGGTCTGGATGAGGAGGACCGGCAGATCACCGAGGAGCGTGCCCGTCTGGTTCTGACGGTGAATGAGTTGCGCGCCCAAGAAGGATACGATGCGCTGGAGGGTCCGCTAGGCGATGCGCCGATCAACCCGTCACTGGTCGGACCATGGATGCAGATGTCGCAAGCGGGTGGTGAGGGTGATCCGGGCGCACCCGGGGCTCAAGATGGCCCGGAAGATGGCGAGCCAGCCGTTGATGAGGATGGCAACCCGATTGAGGGTCAGGAAGCCTCTCCGGAGATTGAGGCTCAGCTCAATGAGATTGAGGATTTGGCCGGCCAAGTCGGTGAGGACTTCTGGAAATCCATGACCGACGTGACGGTGTTCAAGGTGGGCGGTTAGTCCGGCTCCATCCGGTTCATGATGGGCACCAGCTCCTCCTCGTAAACCTTCTTCCAGTCGCCACCGAGCAGTTCTTGCGTGGCGGCTTTCAGGAACTCCTCACGGGACAGCCCAGTATCGTAGAGGGTTTCCTGATTCAGAAACTTCGGCTCCAGCCCGCGTTTTTCTGCCATGGTGCGCAGGAATACCCTGGGGAATACCCGACCATTGCACTCCGGTTCCGGTCTTGGGTACAGGGTAATGGCCAGCTTGGTCAGCTCATCATGCAGCTCAGCGATGGTGTCGTTCAGTGCATCATCCTGTTCCCCGGGCAGCACGTCATAGAGCAATGACGCGGCCTCATGCGGGGCAAAGTGGGTCAGGGTGCGGTAGTAGGTCATATCAGTCATGGCGTCCCCCCTCAGTTTGTCTTTTCTGGCATGGATTGCAGGGCGTATTGAAGTATCTCAACAAAGTGCCCCATGGTTCCAACATGTGGCCAGCTCACGGTGGATGGTTCAATGCCGTAATTGATGTCATGCCGCTCCCTGATTTGCGTCAACAGCTCCTCTGCCTCTGCGTAGAGCACGATATAGCGGTCAACGGCACGGGTAGAGGGCGTGGTGAGCGATTTTGACGCTGTTTCCGCGACCAGCTCCAGCAATCGGCGGACCTGATTGTCGCACTCAATGCCGACGCTATCGTCATCCATCAACATGCAATTTTCATCAACCGCTGTGATCCGGTTGTGCTCAACGGAGAAGCCGGCCTGTCTGGCCAGTTCAAGTAGTTGGTCGTTGGATATGCTCATAGTCTCCCCATGCCTTCGGTGTCGAACCGCTTGGCCAGTATTGTTTCCTGTGGTGCCTTGCAGTTTTTGTGCAGGGCGATAAACGCATCTGTCTTCTGGCAGAGCTCCTTGATGGGGACAGGGAACGTGACCTGAAATGTCCCTCCGCAGTGCTCACAAGTGAATTGGTTGTGGCGCATGACCACGTGATCGGTGCTGGTGATCATATCTGCTCCTCTGGGGGTGCTGGCATCGGCATCCAGTGGGTGACTTCACCCTCAGTGACAAAGAAAGACGAATACTCGTCCCAATTATCGACAATCTCGTACCACCCTTCTGGCTGGTAAGGAGTGTCTGTCTCCTCGTCGTACTCAAACCAATCTTCGTTGTCGGTTTCAAAGGTTTTTGCCGGCGCATATCGTGCGCAGATACGTCGCCAATGCCCGTGGCTGTTCCGGTATGCGGCAAGGACTTTTACGCCAGCGGGCGGCATGCAGTCGCTGGTCTTTCTCCAGTTACTCATTGACTGTTTCCTCCCATTCCACATAGACGGTTGCTATAGCGCCTGAGAATTTCATCGCTTCGGCAGCTTCCTTTGAGGCAAAGGCATCTTGGTGGCCATTCAGGTTTATCCATCCGCTTCGCTTAATAGTGCGCGGCTTGACGCGAAACCTTTCGTGGGGACTCCATCCCGGACGAGCATCGTCTAACCAAACCCCGTCAAACTGTTCCCGCTGGATTTCAGCACCATCTGCCCACGCTATGATTTCGTTGTAATGAATGTGTCTTGGCATCACTCACCTCTGGCTCTGGCTATAACGTGACGGGCCTTCACTATCTCCTGATCGGACTCCCAATCCTCTGCCGG